CATCTGTATTGATTGGATATTTGTAATCTTTTGTTTTCATTCTAAATGTTGGATTAGATTCTAAAGCTGCTAAAATTTCTGATTTACTTATTTTAAGTTTGGCATTGTCTTTTGCTAAATTAAATATATCTCCGCCTACAGGTTCACCACCTTTACCAAACATCAATAATCCTGAGTCTGATAACTCTTCTGCTTTTATTCCTTTTTGTCTTAGCCCTTTTAAAAATCCTAACCACTCTTGCGGTGTACCCATTGCATTACCAGATCTATTTACTTCGTCCCAAGCTGAAGAACCTAAATATTCTTTCACCGTATCATTTTTATTTTGTCTTAACCCTTTACCAAACGTTAAAGGTTCTTTTGGTATTGTTAATGCTTTTGATGAATTACCTATAACTTTTGCATCAAAATCTACTTGGTTTTTATCTGCTTGAGCCGCTTCTTCAGTTAAACTTTTTGTGCTTCCTCTAAGAGAATAGTCTTCATTAAATTGTGCCATTCTTGCAGGATCGTTTCTGTATATGTTTCTGTACTCAACCATATTTGCTTCTAAAGATTCAGGAGTTCTTCTGTAATCAGGTAACCCATTTACAAAAATATCAAACCTAGGGTCATTTTGAATCGATGCTCTTAGATCATCATTCATCGGAGTATCAAGATCCATTCTATCAAATTCGTTTGCTCGAGCTCCTGGAAGTGTTTGACCTGCTGATTGCCGTGTTCCACGGTTCGGCATCAATGCACGAATACCTTTAGCTGCACTTTTAAATGCAGGCCCTATTAATGGTGTCATACCCGCTACTCCAAGTGCAGTTAGACCTACATACCCCAACGCTTCAATTGGAGTCATATCATCATAGCCTGGTTCACTTCTTGCAGCTTTTGCTAAAGTCTGAGCATCTTGCATTGCATACTTATAGGACTGTGCTTCACCGACCACGGGCGTTACATCTCTTACTAATGGATATGCTATTTCTTGAAATTTCTTTTTGGCTGCCTCTAGTTTTGCATCATCTAGATCAGCTACTTCATCATAATCTAATATTACTCTGTTATCATCAGCCATGGTTTCTACGTATAATATTTATATTCTTTTGGCATTCTTACTTCGTCCGTAGGATCATAGTCAAAATCAGCTGAAATAAAATTACCTTCTCTGTATCTTAACACAGCTTGTGTGGTACTGTCCACGAGGTCGTCATTATCCCCGTGAGGAAATGCTGCGCATTCTTCAATTACTTCATGTGCAAATTGCTTGCCTTCAGGGTAAAAAACCATTCCTGATGAAAAGACAGGAGACACTGCATTTACACGTGAAACTTTATCCTTTCCCCGACCAGGGACAAATTCTTGTACAGGTATTCCAGTTCTACGTAATTCTTGAATGAGCGGTAGTCCACTGGCCTTTGCCTCAATGATACAAGCTTCTGGTTTCCAATATGTATATTCTTCTGTTGCAACTGCTTTTAGTTCTGGAAAGTCCCAACGACCTTTCATAGCATCAAGTAACATTAAACATGGTGGAGAATCCTCTGACGGTCTAAACACACCCCAAGTAGTTATTGCACTATAGTCTGCAGTTTCTTTTTTTGAAAAAGCAGTATCAAGGGATTGAATAACAAATTCTAATTCTGGCATGCCTCCCGACCATGGTCGCCAGTATTCACGTTTGATTATGGCTCCTTCTTCTGAAGTTGGGTTCTGCATATATTGTGCATTCCAACGTTGAGGAGGTATAGATGCTTTTACAGATTCTAATTCTTCTTTCTTCCAATACTCTGGCCATACAGGTTCTCCGTCGTCCAGGATTGCTGGGAACTCGACCACCTCCCACTTATCAGCACCCGTGTTAGATTGTGATTTTAAAAGTCTTCCTGTCAAATCATCTGTAGCCCATCTAGTCATTACAACCACGATCGACCCACCAGGTTGTAAACGTTGACGTGGGCCTGATACATACCAATCATAGGTTTTCTCCATAGCAGAATCAGACATGACGTTTTGTTCAGTGTGAGGGTCATCAATAATTAATACATCAGCACCCCTACCCGTTATGGCACCACCGACCCCCGCTGCAAAATATTCACCTCCATCAGAAGTTTCCCAACGACCTGCGGCTTTGCTATCCTGTTGGAGTCCCATATTATTAAAAATTTTTTTATATTCGGTACTGTCAACTAAGTTTCTTACTTTTCTACCAAACCTTTGTGAGAGTTCGGCATTGTGAGAAACTTGCATAATTTTGGCTTTGGGTCGGAGTCCCATTATCCAAGAAGGAAACAAAAAAGATGCAAATTCAGATTTAGTATGTCTAGGTGGCATGTTGATAATGAGTCTCTTTATCTTGCCTTCAGCAACCTGGGTTAATTTTTCAGCAATTATTTGATGGTGGCCCCACTTAGAAGGTTCATTTGTTTCTCTACATATAAAATCTGGCCATACTTGTTTAACAAAGTAAAGGAATTCTGTTCTCGCTTTCAGTATCTTTTTTGCATCTAGAAGTTGTTTTACCTTAATTAACTTCTCTTTTGGGAGTAAATCTAAATCCATAAGTATTTTGGTTATATCATATCTGTCTAACTTTGCACGTATGTTGTTTGTCAAGTTACATACACAAAATCTGGGGGGTAGGGTGTGGAAAAATCGCTAAATCTAGTATGTAGGATAAAAGAGATACTAATTCTGAGATGGTGACAGGTGAACTGCTGGTGGACAGCGTGGCGGTTTTATCCGCCACGCATTAGGTTTAATTAGGTCGTGTCATAGTCGTTGTATCTCTGACCATGCCAAATTTCTCTGCAAGATTTCCTGCTAGAGTTGTTGCGAACTCTTTGATCTTCTCATCATTCTGATTTCTTAAAAAGAATTCAAAGACTTGTTGATCAAGATATCCCGCAACAAGTTGCCAATCAATCGTGCTTTCTTTTTTATTCTTTAAGATATCCACGAATTGTTTTAACTCCGCAACGATCTCATCATTGTTCTTATCTTGAGATATAATCTCATTCATTTTTATTAGTGCTTTTGTCATAATGAACTATACCTCTCTGATTGAGTAAGTCCAGTTTGTTCTTATGTTCTTTTTACTGAACTTTTTGAACAAGTCTGGATATTGTTTTTTAAAATTCTCACTATCAAACATATTATATTCTTTAACATTTCTGTTAATTGAATAGTGAGTTTTCTTTTTAACAACTCCTAAACCAACTAATGAGTGATTGTTCATTTCCTCAAATAATAAAACCATTTCTGGTTTTATAATTCTATTCCAATCACTGCTTAATTGTGCTTTGTTGTCCAACAACTCACAACCATTTATAATTAGTTGTGTTTGTTTTCTGTTAAGCAAGTTAGGTGCTTTCTCTTTTGTCTTCTTTGTCATGTTATATACTCCTATTGTTTATATTTATAACAATGACAAGCTTACATTATCCCATGACCATAACAAGCTTTATTTTACATTTATTTCATTTTTTATTTTAACCTCACAGATTGAATAATAGCCAACCAACCAACGACCAATAGAACAAAAGCAAAATTTTTGCGGTACCGCCGTGCTTCTGATGTCTATCTTTCACATCATCAACCTCAGCTTTTCGGTGGGAAATGGGAAATGGGAAAACATTAGTTCCATACTCCTGTCCTGAGCTGCGGACCGTACCAGATGCATTAGCTTCTTCATACATAGCAAAACTCCTTTCTTTCAGCGGGATGTGGGAAACCACATCAGTTTCGGTACAGCGGTCCCAGCTGCCTCCAGTCTCTTCATCTGTAAACTCAAAGTCTTGGGGCTTGGCACGGGATGTGGGAACTAAATGAATATCGCTACCAAAGCCAGGCCCACGAACACGCGCCCCCACTCCGATCGCATCAAAAACAAACCAAATAATATACCTAACCAGTGCACTCATCTGCCTCCTCTCTTTCGTTCAGGATGTACTGTGCAGCTACCTCTGCAGCCCACCAGCTCAGCAGGTTCTTCAATTGACGTAATGATCCCACATCTTTTCCACCGTTTAAGCGGGAAATGTATTGCAGGGTCGACATGCCATCGTTGTTGGCGTGTTGGTACAGCTGCTGCCAGATCCAGGTTTCATGTTCATCATGAAACTTCACTGTATCATAATAGTAAATCAGCGACGGGATAATCCCGCCGCTGCAACCATGTTTGACAACATCTTCAATGGTGAAGGACTCTGCCTTCTCTCCTTCCAGCAAAAATTTTTCAATGCTCATGCTTTTCCTACCTTCCATGTGATGCCATTGGAATCGGTTTGGTATTTGAATTTATCACCGACTTTGTATTGAATTTGGTTAAAGGGTTGATTGTCTAGAATCCCAATACCTTTCTTCAGATCTCCTTTAAAGATTCTACACCACATCTTCTCGTCGCCACGTTCGTCGTCCTTAAACCAGACATACACCATAGACTTCGCCCATCTCGGGTGCTTTTCAAATTTTTTAATACTGAAGTATGCTTCTTTTCCATGCTCTGGACAGCTAAACAATAAATTGTTTTTGTCTTCTTGTGTTTCTTTTGTCATCGTTGTTCTCCTTTGGTTATCCCATGTACATAAGATGTTTGACCACAGAAGTCAATAGATAAAATAAAAAAAAATTTTCACACATGCGTACGTGTAAGCGTAAGGTAATCTACCGATCCCTGAAGCACGGACCAGCGAGCGGTACCAGCTCCTCCTGATGCTTAGTTTACAAACCACAGTTCTTGGTTCTGCGGTGGGAAGTGGGAGATGGGAAATGGGGTATCATAGGTTTCGCAATAAACACCGAGCGACTAGTCTTTGACAACAGTGGTAAGCTTTTTCTCGAGTACCCCACGATGACGGTAGCCCAACGGACAAACAGGAGCTAACAAGTTTGAGATGATTGAGCTACCATGTGCGTATATATATTATCCCACGCTGATGTCAAGTATTTATTTTCCCAGCTTCACCCGAGTCTCGGTACCAGCTGCCTCCTGAGCTCACCATCCGTGGTTAAAAAGTGTTGGATTTGCAGTGGGAAGTGGGAGTTGGGAGATGGGAAATCACGGATCCAGCTGCACGGTCCGCGCTGCAGGTGAAGGACTCTTCAGGATGGTCTGTAAAAGGTGGCCGTAGTCAACGGGATAATGGAAGATGGCAAACGGGACGGGGGTTGATGGCTCATGGATCATGGCCGATGTCCACTGGTACAGTTTCAAAGCTCTCTGCGGGAGGGCCTTTCGCAAGATAAATACTCTTCCACCTTCTCTACCACGTCTGATAATCCACGATTTTTGGAACTTAGATAACCGAAGGGCTGTACCAGTACTTACCTTTAGCTCTAACCAAAACTCTATACCTTTACAACACCCATTAACGTCTGGAACTCCTAGTCCTACGTTTGTTTCTATTCTTTGAAAGTGTACGTTTGGTAACGCTTTTCTTAGCTCTTCGTATAATTTTGATTCCTGTTTTTTCATTAGTTTTGTCTCCTGAATTTATATTCTTTTGTATGTAAGGTAAGAACCATTTATTATCTCTAATTATTTGGGAAAGAGTATTAGTTAAATTATTAACTACAAGCTCTTCATCTTTGTCTGCAGCTAAACAATTACCGTCTGAGTTAAGACCAGTATGATAAATAACTGAATGTAATACTTCATGTAAAAGTGAATTAGCAAGTGATCTAGATGATTGAGTCTTATCCAATTGAATAACATTTTTTACAGAATCATACTCCCCAAAATAATGATTGTCGTTATCATTAGAAGGTGAAACAAGATCAATTTGAACATCTTCGTAATTAACTCTTATCTTTTTTTTCAATATGGACACTTACCACTCCTACATTAGTTGAGATTAAATGAGAATTGTGATGCTTATGAAAAGCGTTCCAAAATTGTTTCTCAGTCTTCCAACGAATCGTCGCCTTCTTCGGCTTCGATTTCAAGGACTTTGCTGTTTGGTATTTCATCACGCAACTCATTTATCTGTTTTATTAATTCGTCTTTTGACATTGCCGAAAGGTCTTGAACTTTAATCTCTTTCTTGTCAACATATAAACCAACAGATTGACCTAATCTAAACTCTGCATTGATAGCAGCAGCTATCTGTCCTTTACCTTCTGCAATTTTTGATAAATCATCTAATCTTCTTAAATGCCTGTAATGATCCTTATAAGTCTTAGCGGCTGAATCTCTTAACTTCTCAATGTAAGCAACCACATGAGGATACTTATCAGGATTAGTTAATAAACTACCTGTCTTCTCACAAATTTTGTCAGCGTACCCTGCAGCTTTAGCTGCTTCTTTTTTTGTTACGTCTGGATACCTAGATACAAAATACTCGGCAAATGTTCTTTGTTTCGGTGTTAAGAACTCTGCTCCTTTTAAACGTTTCTTTAGTGCTCCAACAGTATTCATAATTTTCAATATCTATATAGGTATAATAATCTAAATATATATACTTACCACAAAAAAGGTCAGCTAACCAGTAGAGTTACCTTTAGTAGACTGAAATTCAGTGTACTTTCAGGGTACTACACTGAAAGAATAACCATTGATATATAAGGATAATAGTCTATTTTCATGGTTTCAGTGTACTCGGTACTATTTTTCACATCATAACTGTTCGTACCTTACTGTACCTTATAAGATCCTATAATTTAGAATCGTTCTAAGTTATATTGTTTGCCGTCGTCCGTGATCCATGATAAATTGTTGACATGGAGGTAGCACATGAATAAAACAT